AGCCGATAGATAACGGCGGTTTAGACGATTGGGGTTATGCCTTTCGGATGGTACGAGGTACTACTGACAAACTCAGTAATCACTCATCCGGGACGGCTATAGATCTAAATGCAACTCGACACGCTCTCGGCAAGGTAGGAACTTTTCCGGCTGAAAAGGTACCGATGATCCGGGCGCTTGCTAAGAAATACGGCCTCAAGTGGGGCGGCGATTACGTTAATCGTAAAGACGAGATGCATTTCGAGGTAGAGGTATCAGCTACAAAAGCGAAAGAACTAATAACAAAGTTAGGATTACAAGATGCCTAAATCGGCAGTTTTCTCAGTAGGTACAACCGCAAGCGTAGTAGTACCGGCTTTAATTGGAGATCAGAGCGTTTACTTACATAGTGCAAGCGGTACCTTATACATCGGTGGTACAAACCTAACTACGGCTAACGGTTATCGCATGGATAACGGCGATAAACTGACCATTATGGTAGGCGATAACGAGGCCTTATACGCCATTACTACGGCGGGTACGGCGACTCTTTACGTGTTGAGTCAGATCAATTAAAGGGCATTACAGGAGAGCAATATGAAAAAGCAAGCTATCGAGGCGGGTAAGTCATATCTCCGCGCGGCTATAAGCTGCGTAGGAGCTCTATACCTATCCGGTATTACAGATCCAAAAGTATTGGCTAACGCGTTTATCGCTGGGCTAATCGGACCACTACTAAAAGCAATAGCTCCTAATGAGGGCGCTTACGGAGTAAAGGCTAAGTAATGGAAAGAGCTCAGCTCGTAATCGGTCTCGCTTTGGGGAGCGCTACCATTTTGGGGTTAGGAGCTGGGCTCGTCCGTCACCTAGTTAAGTTTTATCTATCAGAGTTAAAGCATGATAATAACGGCGGCCATAATCTCGCCGGGCGTGTCGAACGTATTGAGAACCAAGTGGACAAGATTTACGAGATTTTGTTAGAGGCTCGCCTGCGCGCCTAATTGCTTTATGTCAGTACATAGCCTCATAATTAATAGACAAACGCCGAGAGGGCTACTCGGGTAGTAGCTGCATCGGCCTTAACAAAGGGCGAATATATGAACAGTTTGGATATATTGGTGGGCTTAGGTGCCTGCGGTTTTTGCTTTATTTTGATGGTCATGGGTTACTCTATCGGCTATCGCGAGGGACACGGCGAGGGTTACATCCGTGGCCGTGCTATTGCTAGAGCTCTGAAAGAACAGGAGCTAATCTAATGGGGTTTTTAGATAACTACGAGGACGTAAATGCTCGTATCAAGCGCTTTAGATCTGAGTTTCCGTCCGGGCGTTTAATTGCCTACATTGAGGACATCGACATAATTAAAGGCACGGTGCTAGTTAAAGCTGAGGCCTACCGGGAGTACGAGGATGCAGTACCGAGCGCCGTAGATTACGCGTTTGGTAACGTCTCGACCTATCCGAATAATATGAAAAAATGGTTTATAGAGGACACAATTACAAGCGCTTACGGTAGGTGCATAGGCCTATTAACTCCGAGCCTAGAGTTTAACTCAAGGCCTACCACTCAGGATATGCAAAAGGTAGAGACACTACCGGCAGACTCTGACCCATGGAGTACTAAAGCCTCCATCGAGGATATGGCAACGATGGCAAGCTCTATCCAAGATATAGCCAGTAGCTTAGGCGGTGAGCTAGTAGCTGCTGCTCCGCGATGTGCTCATGGCTCGATGATATGGGCCGAGGGAACTGCGAAAGCTACGGGAAAACCGTGGGCGGCGTATAAATGCACCGAGAAAAACCGCGCTAATCAATGTAACCCGCTATGGCACGTGCTTGCAAGCGATGGTAAATGGAAGCCTCAAGTATGACAAAGGCCAAGCTCATAAAGCTATTAGTGATCTTTGAGTTAATTTTATTTATCACGATGGGAGTTTTAGTATGGGCGAGATGACGATGATTAGTAACGGTATAGCTACAACTATTCACGATGATGGATCTAAGACGGTTATGCCTGTAGATCAATGCGATAACTGCCAAGAGTGGGTAACTCGCTTTGGTGGCCTAACTATCCGAGATGCCGGTAATGACGTGGTTATATGGTTATGCTCACGATGCCGCAAGTAGCGAAAGTTATCCTCGATCGTACTCAAGAAATTACGGCTCATAAAATAGGGCTCGAGCGAGCGATAAACTTTAACGCAGATCCAAAAGATAGTAATCAATACGGGCAACGCTTTGCCAACTACCACGAGTTTATATGGCAAAAGGCAGAGGCTTGCGGAGCTGAGACGGCAGTAGCTAACTACTTTGGCGATTATGGCTTTACGCCTAAAGTCGATGTCGTTCATGAGGAGGCCGACGTAGGCGAGAATATCGAGGTGAAATGGACCAAGCATATAAACGGCCACTTAATCATCCAAGAGGGCTCGAAAGCTAGGCCTAACGACGTAGCTATATTAGTTACAGGCTTTAGCCCGGTGTATATCTTGCTCGGATGGATGCCGATAAGTATGGCTACGCAACCTCGTTACAAGCATCCACACCAAAACAATTACTGGATACCTAGAGCTAGTCTATTCGAGATGCAATATCTAAAGAGGTCTAATTATGGCGTATAAAACTAAATGCCGGCTATGTGACAAAGTAACGGATCATATAGAGCGCATAGTGACCGATAACCTACCGCCTCACGTTAAAACCCTGGAGTGCGTTAAATGCGGGGTTATGGGTGTGGTCATGATGGAGGACGTTAAAGATGCCTAGCTACGAGTATCGATGTATTGCTTGCAATATGACTTACACAGTAGAGCGATCTATACATGAGGATAATGCGCCTATGTGTTGCAATATGGCCATGGCTCAGGTTTACGGCGTACCGGGTATTAGCTTTAAGGGTAAGGGATGGGGTAAAGATTGATAGTTTACGATTTCTACTCAGGTACCGGATCAAGTACTCAAGCCTTTAAGGATGCCGGGCATACAGTTATTAAAATAGAGTTAGATGAGTATTTCGAGGCAGATGAGCGAGATATCTTAACTCTTACCGCCGACATATTAATAAGCAAGTACGGCCAACCTCACTTTATTTGGGCCTCGCCGCCTTGTACGAGCTTTAGCGTGGCATCGATTGGCCACCATTGGACAGAGGATAAAAAACCTAAAACTACTCAAGCTCTCGAAAGTCTTGAGTTAGTGGAGTTTACTCTTAACTTAATTAAAGCTCTAAAGCCTGCCGCTTGGCTCATGGAAAACCCTCGAGGGATGCTACGTAAACAAGAAATTATGAAAGGTTTAACTCATAGGCAGATTACTTATTGCTCCTATGGTGATACGCGTATGAAGCCAACGGATTTATGGGGCGATGTGCCTAACTGGATAGCTCGCTCAGCCTGTAAAAATGGAGACTCATGCCATGAGGCAGCTCCAAGAGGATCGAGGACCGGGACACAAGGATTAAAGGGTGCTAAAACTAGGTCTATGGTGCCTTATCAATTAAGCGAGGAGCTATTAAATGTCTTATCATAGTTATCCACAGGAGTTATACACAGGTGTTAAAAACCTGTGGGACACGCTCAAGAGTACGCGTAAGTATTGTATGTATTTGACTTTATCGATACGCTCCATACTCGCAGGCGAGCCGCATACGCGGTTAGCTCGCAGGCGATATTTGGTGCTATTGGGTGTGCTCTGTGTATTTAGCAATACACCCAATGCGATAGCGGTAAGTACTGCAAGAGATGTAAACAACTACAAGCTATACACTCATATAAAGCTATTAGATGCAAAAGAATATAGATGTGTAGAGCTGCTATGGACCCTAGAGAGTAGATGGGATCCACGTGCTAAAAACCCTAAGAGCTCTGCATACGGCATACCTCAGATACTTAAGCTAAAAGAGTTAGATCCATATAAACAGATAGACCTAGGCCTCAAGTACATAAAGGCAAGGCACCTCACGCCATGCAAGGCGCTCGCTTTCCATAAAGCCAAGGGCCACTACTGAGATGGTACAAGGCAGACACGATCCAAGGCTGAGCAGTAAATACAAGAAGCAAAGGCTCATAGTCCTCTCAAGAGATGGTTATACGTGTGTCTATTGTGGCCAAGATGCTAATACAGTAGATCACGTAGTCAGCCTCAAAGCCGGAGGCGACCCGATTAGTTTGGAGAATATGGTGGCCTGTTGTAAGCGATGCAATAGCTCTAAGGGCTCACGCTCACAGGGCCTTTTTTTAGCGTCCAATTCTACCCCCCCTGCCTTTCCGGGCAATTTCTCCCCGAAAACCACCAGTACGGTCCTAGCCGGTCCCTGTACGGGCCAACCGGAGCAGAATTGATAAAGATATGACCGACACTAAAACGCGCCGCTATGGGGCTACTGAGCCTCGTTTACATAGTCCGTATTTAGAGGGAGCATCTCGCGGAAAAGAGATCGCGCAGCTTGCCGAAAGTATCGGGATGCCCCTTTTACCGTGGCAAGAGTTTGTAATTAACGATATGTGCGTAGTAGATGAAAATAATCTTTTCGTCCGTAAGACCTCGCTCATATTGTGCAGCCGCCAACAGGGTAAGACCCACCTCGCGCGTATGGTCATGCTCGGCCATATGTTTTTATTTGATAGCCCTAATGTGCTCATTATGAGCTCTAATAGATCCATGGCTTTGGACACCTTTAGACAAGTGGCCTATGCGATAGAGGCTAACTCCGAACTAGCTAAACAGGTCAAACAGATCCGGTACGCAAACGGCACCGAGTCGATAGAGCTAAAAAACGGACACCGCCTCGATGTAGTAGCAGCTACTCGCGACGGATCGCGCGGGCGCAGCGCCTCCTTGTTATACGTCGATGAGGTACGCGAAATCTCGGAGGAGGGTTTTCGTGCAGCTACGCCGACCACGCGCGCAAAAATCAACGCGCAGACACTACTCACGTCGAACGCGGGAGATGCCTTTAGTACGGTGCTTAATGATTTACGCGAGAGAGCTCTCAGCTTTCCGCCTAAAACGTTTGGCTATTACGAATATTCAGCTCCTCAGTTTGCAGCTATCACCGATCGCGATGCGTGGGCTATGGCTAACCCGGCTCTCGGATACACCGTTACCGAGGAGGCTTTAGAGGAGGCCGTAGCTACTCAACCTGTAGAGACCACCAAAACGGAGTTGCTTTGCCAATGGATCAGCAGTACGGCGAGCCCTTGGCCTCATATGTCGGTAGAAAATGCCGGCGATAAGGATCTAAAATTGACACCGGGACCGCTTACTATCTTTGCTTTCGATGTGGCACCGAGTAGGCGCGACGGGTCCCTCACGATGGGGCAGATTTTATCCGATGGCCGTATAGGCGTTGCAGTACTGGAGATCTTTCATAGCGACGTATCTATAGACGAGCTATATATGGCCGACCATATTGCAAAATGGTGTAAAGATTATTACCCGCGTACGGTGTGCTTTGACAAGTACACCACGGCCAGTATCGCCAAGCGCCTTGAGGTAAACGGCATAAATACGACCGATATATCCGGGCAAAAGGGCTACCAAGCCTCCGGCGATCTTCATGAAGCTCTGGCTAATAACCGTTTAGTCCACTCGGGCCAAGATGAGCTAATAAGTCATATGGCTAACTGCGCAGCTAAAGAGAGCGATGCATCGTGGCGTATTATCCGCCGTAAATCGGCAGGCCCCGTAGATATCGCTATCGGCCTTAGCATGATCGTCCATATCCTTAATCAACCTATGGGCGAGGCTAAGGTTTATATCTAGACACGCCGCGTTAAAACGGTTTTATGCTTGACATTTTGAGAAAATCGGCCCCATGGGATTACTCGAAACTTTAGGGCTCAAGAGTCCAAGCAAAGCTACGGTAGAGGCGCAGTATGCCCCTGCCGTAATGGATACTACTTATGGTTACGGATCTTTTAATACTAATAGCGCTTACGGATATAACGGTATTGGTATCGATCGTAATTTTGCTTTACAGGTTGCTAGCGTTAGTCGCTGCCGTAATTTAATTGCGGGAGTAATTAGCACTATCGATTTAGGATTATATAAAAAATCAACTGGAGAAAAATTAGGCTCTCCTGTTTGGTTAGAGCAACCCGATCTACGCCAACCTCGCAGCCTTACAATTTCGGCAACGGTGGATAGCCTCATTTTCTACTCGGTGGCCTACTGGAGGACGACCTCATTATATGCCGATGATGGCAGACCGTCCGGCTTTGAGTGGGTTGCTAATAATCGCGTTACATATACAACTAATCAATACGGTACAGAAATCCAAGATTATTTTGTAGATGGTAACAAAGTACCGATGAGCGGTATTGGATCTTTAGTAACTTTCCAATCTCTACTCCCTGGAGTTTTGCAAAGCGCATCGACAACTATTAAAGCTGCATACGATATACAAAAGGCCGCAGCCATTAGCGCTAGTACTCCAATGGCTACAACAGTATTAAAAAATAATGGAGCAGATTTACCAGAGGCGCAAGTACAAGGTATTTTAGCTGGATGGAAAGCCGCTCGCCAAAATAGATCGACGGCATATCTCACCTCTACTTTGAGCGTAGAGCATATTGGTTTTAGTCCTAAAGACATGACCTATAACGAGTCCTCTCAATACCTCAGTACGGAAATCGCAAGAGCTATGAACGTCCCGGCGTATTTAATTAGCTCGGATATGAATAACTCAATGACGTACCAAAATATTATCGATGGTCGTAAAGAGTTTGTCGCTTATTCTTTGCAGCCTTATATCTCTGCTATCGAGGATCGTTTATCTATGAACGATATAACAAACTCCTCTAATCAAGTACGTTTTGCCGTAGATGATACGTTTTTACGTGCAGATGCAAAAGACCGTTTAGATATTATTGAAAAGATGCTAAATCTAAATCTAATCGATGTTAATCAAGCCCGACAGATGGAACAACTCACACCGCTAGGAGATACAAGTGCTACTAACGTTTAGCCAAGAAATCCAAGCCGCAGATGCAGAACGTCGCATCGTATCCGGCCTCGTTGCACCATATGGCGAGATAGGTTTTACAAGTGCAGGGCCTGTTATGTTTGAGCGAGGCGCTATCGCTATTCCTGATGCAGGTAAAATAAAATTACTATCGCAACACCAACAGGATAAGCCGGTAGGTCGCGCTATCTCTTTTAGCGAGTCCACCGACGGCGTATATGGATCCTTTAAGTTATCGAGCAGCTCTCGGGGACAAGATGCACTCGTATTAGCTCAGGAAAACCTAGTAAGCGGCTTATCCGTCGGGGTAGATGTAACCGCCTCGAAGCCTATGGGGGATTACCTGTTAGTAACGGCGGCGGTCCTCAAAGAGGTATCGCTCGTCGAGAGTGCGGCCTTTTCTAGCGCCTCCGTAACTGATATTGCTGCTGCTCGAGCTGCGCTCGAAGCTGCAACAAGTCCAAGCACAAAAACCACGACGATCAATACGACAATCGTAGA